TGTGCATGAGCATTACTAACTTCACAGTAAAATTTAATTTGTGATGCTGATCCACTATTAGATCTAAGGTCAATTAACCCACCTTCTATTGTAAGATCGTCACCTACAGACAAATCTGCACCAACTGATGCGTTACCACTAGCATCTAAAAACACTGACTTTGATGCTGGTATTGTACAAAATATTGTCTTTGTACCAGCACTAAAGTTAACTGCATTATCACTATTTGAGCTACTAATAATCGTAGTTCTAGCTATCGTACTCGAGTCACTACTTAGTGTGCCTAATCCAACCTCAAACTCTGATGTGCCTGGTAGGGTAACTGCATAGTATGTAGTATTACTATTTCCAACACCAGCAGCAAAAGTTTCAAATCCAGTAACTGCACCAGCTAGTGTTAATGTGCCAGTGCCAGTTGTGGTTGTAGTTTCTTTTACTCTATCGTTTAATACTAATGCCATTATTTAAGCTCTATTGTTAAGTTACCTGCATTAATTCTAAATATATCACCACTTGCTATTGCCTTACTTGCATCCAATGCTCCAACAAAAAGTATATTACCGCTAGTAGATGCGTCTGCAATAAACACATGAGTAATCGTATTGTTTGTTCCACCAGAAGCTGGAAACTCAATATTAGATGCGTTTATTGCTGTCTGTGTATCTGTAGAATCTGATCCTATTGTTGTCCAACTGGATGCACCTACTTGCTGTCTTGCATAGTTTGTAAAGGTTGCTTCTGTTAAAGATCCAGTTTCTGCTGCACTTACTGCTGTTGCAAGTCCTACATAAATACTGTCACCAGGTGATGAAAAACTAAGAGAGTTATTTTTAAAAATAAAATGTAATAATCTTCTCTCTAAATAATTGGTTGCTGCATTTGCTGTTGCCATTTTCTACTCCTATGTCCTTGGTGCTCTAGGTAGTCCTTGCCTATAAGCGTCTTCGTTTTCTCTTGCCTCTCCTAAATCTTTAAGTCTTTGCAAATAAAAAACATAGTTCTTTTCATACTGTGCAATAACATCCGGTTCACCTTTCATATAATAGTAAGCTTCTATTAATGATCCGTAAAGTAAAGCAAATGGTGCATTTGTACTAAGCCATGTTGTTCCACTGTCTGCACCGGCAGTAATACTTGCAGGTCTGTAATAATAATGTAATTCAAGTGCGTAATTAGAGTTCGGAGTCGGAGCTACAATAAAATTGTTTGTATCAAACCTAGCGTAATATTTTGGCACTCCAGTTGTTGTAGATAGTGGCGTATATTCTCTTAGATAATTCACATCTTTTTGCAATAGAAAACCCTCTGAACCAGAAGTGGTAATTTGCAAAGAAAAAGATGCAAGATAATCAGTTGGAACTGTTAAAAACTGATCTGATGATGTAAAGGCACTTGTAACATTTTTTCTAAAAATATCTAAATCAACGCCTTTAAATATTTTTTCTTCTGCTGCTTTAATAAAGTTTGGCAGATTTGTTACAAAACTAGTTTCACTATTATCTGCATAATCTTGAATGGCTGTTTTTAATGTTGCAAGTGTGAAGCTCATTAGTTTGTAATTGATGTAGGTCCTGCACTAGCAAGTCCTCCACCACCTTTCTGGGTTATTGTTGCTGTCACTCCAGACGCAAACGAATAGTTGTTCGCATCTATGTTTGTAATTGTAAATCCTAAAGCAGAATTAATTGTTGTCGCAGCTATACCTCCAACACTTATTGCATCTCTGAATCTTACTGTATCGCTTGTTGATCTGCCGTGATTTGGTTCATTGACTGTAATAGTTGCAGAACTTGCAGTTGTTGAAAAAGCGTTTAATGGTAATAGGTTAGGAACCGCAGTTTCAGTTCTATCTGGTCTTGCATCTCTTATAGCCTCATTATCAGCCCTTACATTTGCAGGCTCTAGTTGTGGGTGTTTTTCTTCGTACTCATCTTTACCAACAATAGATCCATTCCATTCTTTGCGAGTATCTTTTATTTTATATCTAAAACCAGATCTATCAGATATTCTGTAAGCATATTTACCACTAGCAAATGCCATCAACCCACCCTATAATAATCTAATTTAGGCACCACGTTAAAAGCGGACCTATCTCTATCCTCTGCCATTGCTCTATCAAATTCTTCTTCATAAACAGTTTTAAGTAACTGTATTCTATCCGGTGCTCTTTTCATGGCTATATAATAAGCCAAACCAGCCGTTAGACAAGGATAAAACCTAAAAGGTATCTCCATAGTATTAACTTGTGCATCAGCGTCTTGTATGCGTGTTAGAGCGTCATAAACAATAACATCTGTGCTGTTCTCCGGTGTGGGAAACAGTTTTAAATTAGGTGTAATTTGTCTATCTAAAAAATATTGCGTTGGTCTACCAGTTGAGGTTTTGTTTGGTAGATTTAAAAACGCATCACGACTAATTCTAGTCATTGTAAAATCAGTGCCGCTACGTCTTACAACTAAAGATAATATATCAATTAAATCAGTCCCCAAACTATACTCTGAATCACTTGCTGTAAGTGCTTGTGTTCTTTGTTCTATAGTCCATTGATTAAGACCACGATTTGCCCACTCCGCAAGCATTATATTCATAGAACGCCTAGCAGTTTGCAAATCGTAGCCAGTTTTAGCCTCTAAGCCACATCTCTCAAAGGCTTCTTCAATGTACTCAGCGACATCTAACTCAAAGTCTGTAGAGCTTGAGGTTGCCATTAGGCTTTACCACCTTTTCTCATTTTTTTAGCCATGCCACCGCCACGCATCTTCTTAGCCATGCCACCACCTCTCATCTTTTTAGGTTTTGCTTCGCCACCCATCATCATTTTAGCTGCTTTAGCCATGTCTTTTGACATTGCCATCATTTTTCTTGGACTCATTGCCATTTTAATCTCCTTTTAAGATTGTTATAATATTTTTGTCTTTGCTCATAAATATCTTCAACATTGTACTCATTATAATATTTATCATAATATCCAAGTTTCTTCAATTTATTTGCACTTTCTTGAAGCTTTGTTAATCTTTGTATGAATATCAAAGCATATTCCTCCTTAACAAGTTCTGTAAATGTGCCATCATCTATTAACTCATTTACATCATCATTAGGGTGGAATCCCATCAACCAAATATCATCTTGGTCAAATTTGTTTTCATGTATTAATTTATTTAAGTCTGTTAAATTATCATGAAATGTTTTGTTATCTTCATAATTCATATCAATAACAATTATTAAATCTTTTGAATCGTGAAATTTATTTATTAAAGGATATATAGAGTCATATTCTTTTTTGTTTTTGAAAGCAAAGTTGACTTTTTTATTATTCCAAGCTGTTTTTGCAAAAGGACATGATGGTAAATTATTATAGTTTTTATTAGGTTTTTCTAAAGCAAATCTTGACCACTCACGAATTTCATCACAAATTTGATCCTCAAGATTTTTATAGTCGTCCATTATCTTTTCTTTCTACGCCTAGCGGCTTGAACTCTTCTTGGCTTACCCGCTGGCTGACCCAATCTTTTCTTTTGTGCAATACGTTTTCTTTTTTCTGATGCAGACATCTCAGATGCAGTTTTAGGTGTTTTTGATGAAATACGTTTTGTTGGTCTGCAATATGGTGTGCCTCTCTTTTCACCCTTTTGCCTACCACACTTCTTGCCAGTTCTCTGATCCTTCCAATCTTCTTTGAACCATCGTTTAAGAGCAAGACCAGCTTTTGTTTTACGAACAGCCATTATCTAAACTTTGTTACTTTTCTTCTATTGTTCATAACCGCACCACAACCTCGTGCAATGTTTGGATTTTTTGTTTTTCTTTTACGAGTTCTTCTTGGCACATTTCCACCATTTTTTAACTCAATTACACCACCTTCTGCTTTCTTTTTAGCCTTCTTTTTTTTGCCACCAGTTCCGTAGTTAGCCGCTCCTACTTTGCGGCATTTAGCAATAGCTCCTGAAGCATAAGCTGATGGAAAAACTCTATATCTAGCTTTTACTTTATGATAACAAGCGTCTTTAGGCATAATATCTTCCTTTCAATACTTTCCAACAAGTGCACCAATACTTTCTTTTCATACATTGTGGGCAATCCTTTAATGGTTCACCTTTTGCTCTTAGAACCTCTCCTTTTTTTAGAGGCACAATGTGCTTTTTCAGAAAATCCTTTAGGTCGTTTGCAATTGATTTTCCTCTTTCTCGCATTACTCCACTTCCTTTTTTGGGGAGGCTTTGACACTTGTCGTGCCATTTGAGACCTTCCCATAACCATTTAAATCATCTTATGTAAAAAAGGTGTTATAACAATTAAAACTGCTAAACCCCAAACTTTTACATCTAATTTGTCCAAACTCTTTTCTATTTTTTCATAACGTCTGTTGCACTCAGACTCATGTTTTTCTAATAATTTTAGAACCTCGTCTGCTTTCATGTCAACACTTCCATCTTCTTCTTGCTTGTCTTAATCTGCTATTAGGATCTTTAGCTGCCTTTGGAAACTTCTTCATTTGACCTGCACTTCTAGCACAGAAAGACTTTCTTCTTTTAGCTGCTTTACTTCCCTTTTTAACTTTACCTGTAACGGCAGTTTTAAGTTTACTACCAGGGTTTTCTCTACGATAACGAGCCACGCCTGCTTTAGTCATTCCCGCTCCACTCTTAGTGGAACGGAAATACTTTTTAGTTTTAGGTGGTTGCTTGTCAGGCTTTCTAGCCATTAGTCATAACTCTTTCTAACTTGCATTATGATTGTGTAGCTATCTGCTGATGAATGACCAACTGTGGTAAACATTATATCACCAGTTACACCAGAGCTTGCTGGATTTGTTAATCCACCAAAAGATGTATAATCATGATGTCCACTTTGATTTTCACCAAGTTCAATACAAAAGTCGTCTGTTGAAGCATCAAACAAAACTTTAACTTTCATACCATTACACTGCCACCAAATTTTTTCTATGGTTGCTCTAGTACAAGCCTCTCCTCTAACATTTGTTGCTAAAGCAGAAACATCAACTTTTTTTACTGCACTTTCACCTGATCCATCAGAGATGTTGGTAAACTTAAAGACAGCAGTTTGATGCCCGTCAACCAAAGTTTGCGAAGTAACTGCGTCTGCCATATAAATCTCCTATTATTGATCAGCAAAAGCAGGTGCTGTTGTTGATGTAACATTTCCAAAAATTTGATAATTAGTAGTATCTATGCCCATTATAGTAACGTCAAAACCAGCAGGAACATTAAGTTGAATACTACTATTAGAATTTCCATCTGAAAACACTGAACTAACTTCATTACCATCAGTGTCTAAAAATGTTACTCCACCAATGTAAAAGTTAGAATTGCCGGGTGTAACAATTATAGCATCTGTTGCATCAGCGGCTCCACCAGCATAAACAAATCTGAACATAGATCCGGCTATTGGTGCAGGTAATGTGTATGTATTATCTTGCCCTCCATCTGGCACAAGTAAAACTCTACCACTATGAGTTGCATTTGTTAAAGTTACGTTTCCATCAGATAAACTAACTGGTGCTCCACCAAGAGTTGTTACCTCTGTTATTGCTCCAGTTGTTGAATTTTTACTGATAGTCTTGATTGTGCTTTCAGATCTAATAGGACCTGAGAATGTTGTATTAGCCATGTATATCTCCTTGTCTTGGCTGTTGTCGAAGTTAATTCTTCGTCAAGGTACTTTAACTATACACAAAAAAAAGGGGTCTGAAAAGACCCCTTATAAAATATGTAAATATTTTTAAGCGGCTCCAGGAGAACCAAAGACAGCACGAGGGTCTGAAAAACCAAAGGCATAACGCTCTCTAGCTTTATATCTCATGTTGCCTGTATCAAAGTCAGCTTCCATGCTTGTACTTAATGGTATTCTTTCAAAATACTTGAAACCATTAGGTGCATCTGTCTTGATGAAGAACGCATCTGTGTCTGTTAAGAAGTGGTTAATTGTATAACCCTCCGGTAACATACCCATGTTTCTAATTGCGTTGACATCATTATCAGATGATCCTGGTCTTAAAGTAGACTCAAGCAATCTGTCTGCAACAAACTGTAATGCAGGTGGAATAATAAGTTTCATTCCTCTTAATGCAACAATCATGTTTCTCTCATCAACAAAGTTTGAAATGTCAATAAGAGCATTTTCTAATGATGTTTCATTAAGATCTGCTGCAGTTGATGGCTCATTTCTGAATGTACCACCACCGCCTAATGGGTGATCTGTTGCACAAAGCTCTTTGCCATCACCACCTGTGAAACTATTATTAAACGCATTGTTTAATGTAGCAGCGGCTTTAACTTGCTTTGTGTGTGCCATTGATCTTGCTAACGCTCTTGTGTATCTAGCTCCAAGCTGGTCATACAAGTTGTCTTCCATTGCTTCTTCTGTTAATGCAAAAGCTAATGAAATGGTTTCCATTGTATAACGTGAAGTATATACTTCGTTTGCAGTATCAAAGGTTACTCCAGCACCTTCTGATTTTGTTGCAGCATTTCCAAATCCACTTAACATTACCTCTTCTTCAAAGGCTCTGTCAGATGATTCAGTCTCATAGATTTCTAAATGCTCATTGTCGTAACGATCATATTCCATACCGAATAAAGCGTTAAGACCAGGTTCTAGTTCTTTAACTAGTTGTGCTCGTGATATAGCCATAGTTCAACCTCCCTTACGCTAATCCTGCAGACTTCTGTCCAAATATGTGATTTTGAATCACAACATAGACATTAGTTGCATCTGATGAAACATCTGAATTTTCTGGATCTTGAGAAATATCAATCGCTTTGAGTGATAAAGTTGCGGTGGTTGCACCATCGCTAACATTTAACTCAGCACCAGAAATACCTGTTGTGGTAGACCCTGCACTTGTATAAACAATGTCAAAGTTACCAAATAAATCTGCAACTGGAAATGCAGCATTACATTGAATTTCAAAGATAACATTTGGGTCATCTATAATGAAAGCCTCAATGTCCGCAGCATTTGTGCTTGCAGGATAAAAGTTGGAAAAGGTTTCTTTTCCAGTTGTAGGATCTGTAAATCTACAACCATTGAATACTCCAACTATTGGAACTGTTCCGCCATCAGCGTGAACCTCAACGCCACCACCAGTGACTTGAGCGACCATATCGCCTTGGAAAATACTTGTTCCGTAATTGGCAGCGATTCTATATCGGCTTTGACCACCAGTGTAGGGTGCTCCCCCTATCATCTTAACTGGTCTCATGCCAAAAGCAGCATCTTGATTTGCCATTTTTAACTCCTAAGTAAGAATTTTATTAACTTTGCCTCTTGCCACCAAAGGCGACTTGAGACT